CGTTTTGAAATCGTGGCCGTCGACAGTGCCATTTCGCAAGGAGCCAAGACGCGTGGCTCGGATGTGCGAGAAGTGAAACTCAAGTTTTTCAAGGACGCCGAGTTCGCCCAGCCCGTCTCGCAGTGGACCGAGGATTTCATTTATCACGATTCGACGGAGTGGAAATGTTCCGTGTTCGCCAAGTGCGTCGGCAAGCAGCTCGTGGACGGCGCGGAGTTCGATATTGACGCGTCGTGGATTGGCTATCGAGGTTGGGCCACGTGCAAGCCAGAGGAGGACCGCGACAAGAGCAAGATCGACACGGCGACGAACAAGGTGCGGCGTTACAATCGCGTGCGCGTGTTCATCACGAACAAGGACAAGATTGCGCCGCGCGTGATTGCACCGACGCCGGTTGATGACGTGGAACTGGGACCGGATGGGAAGCCGTTGCCGTTTTAACCCTTACCCCGCGAATCCTACGCAGATTGGACTATCAGTATCGGTTTGTTTTGTTTCGTAACCAATGGGCGTAACTCGCGGGGGAATTTTTAAACCATTCACAAAATGAGAATCTTGTTGCCAGGACAATATGAGGCGGTCGCAAACGTAGTGTGCGGCTATTTCGATGTGAAACCCGGCGAACTTGCCAGTAGCGACCGCACGGAACGCGTGGCGCGGGCGCGGCAAATTATCTGGTATCTCATCAATATTCTGTTGTGCACGAATAAATCCGAGATTTCCCGCGTCGCCGAGAAGAGCCCGGGTGCGATTCGTCTCGGCATCATTCGCGTTGCGGATTTGATTTCGGTGGACCGCGATTTTGCGCAGACGATCTCGCTGCTGGAATCGCGATGCCGGATTTTATTGGAGGTAAAGGAATGAGTAATGACGCCCCATACGTTCCCGTCGTGCTGTCTGAGATTCCAGCAATACACTCTACCGTGTTCGTTTTGGAGCGTCGGAATTCCGGAACATGGAGACATCGCGCAGGAACCGTTACCGATGTTAACGCCCAAGTCAAGGCAGTGAAGGTTCGTTATGCCGCTGGTCCTAAAACCATAAAATACAAATGGTTTTCCATCCGCGAATTGACCGCAACAGCACCAGTAAACGAATGAACGCTTACGACAAATTTCTGGAATCCAAACGCATCGTCGCGCCGCCGACGGGTTTCGAGCCGGGGGCGATTTCCAAGAAGCTGTTCCACTTTCAGCACGATTGCGTTCAATGGGCCTGTCGCCGTGGACGCGCGGCGTTGTTTGAGGATTGCGGATTGGGCAAGACACCACAGCAGTTGATTTGGGCGGACCAGGTTTGTTCGCAGGCCGATAAGCCGGTTTTGATTCTGGCCCCGCTTTGCGTGACGCAGCAGACCGCGCGGGAAGGCAGCAAGTTTGGGGTGAAGGTGAATGTCGTTCGTGAGCAAGCGGAAGTGCAATCGGGCATCAATATCACCAATTATGAAAAGCTTCATCATTTCGATCCGCTGGCATTCGGAGGTGTCGTTCTCGATGAAAGTTCGATTCTCAAGGCCTACGACGGAGCGACGCGGAACGCGGTTATTGGTTCATTCCGAGAGACGCCGTATCGATTGGCATGCACTGCAACGCCCGCGCCGAACGACTTCATGGAGCTGGGCAATCACGCGGAATTTCTGGGAGTGATGTCACGCGTCGAAATGCTGGCAACGTTCTTTGTGCATGACGGTGGTGACACGTCCAAGTGGCGACTAAAGGGCCATGCGGAAAAGGATTTCTGGCGCTGGCTTTGTTCCTGGGCGGTGAATATCCGCAAACCCTCGGACCTCGGCTACGCGGATGGCAATTTCAAGCTGCCGAAATTGAATCTGCGCGAGCATGTGGTGCAATCGACGCAGAAGATGGACGGCTATTTATTCGCCATGCCGGCGTCGTCATTGGCGGAGCGACGAGATGCGCGGCGGCAAAGCATTGACGAAAGGGCTATTCTTTGTTATGAACTTATCAATGCGAACGAAGGAGCAAGTCCGAGCCTACAATCGAAAATATCACAAGGCACACGTGAAGGAGAGGCGGATTGCTGCAATGGACTGGTATCGCCAAAACAAGAAGTCAAAGAAGTATCTGGCTCGCCGCAAAAGCTACATGATGAAATATTATCACGCTCATCGGTCACAGTGGAACAGACGAACAGCAGAACAAAGAAAAAGGATTCTGGCAACAAGGCGAGAGAAATACCGAACCGATGCGAATCACAGGGAGCAGGTGAAAGCGGCTGCAAAAGCGTGGAGTCGCCGTTATCCGGAACGAAAAAGACAGCGGAGGTGGATGGAGAAATACAATCTGTCTCCACAGTTTGCGGAGGATCTGTTGAAAAGCCAATCGGGGAAGTGTGCGATTTGCGGATACGACAAAACGGACAACCTGAGAATGTTTCCGGTAGTGGACCATTGTCACAAAACAATGAAGGTGCGGGGCTTCCTGTGCCTCCATTGCAATTATGCGATAGGGCACATGAGGGACAACCCAAATATCGCTCTGGCGGCTTATCAGTATCTTCTGAAAAATGGCTCGTCTGGTGCCAGCTAAACTCTGAACAGGACTTACTGGAAAAACTTTTCGGCAAGCTGTGTGTTTCAATTCGCGGCACAACGCCGGACGAAGACCGCATAGTAATGGAGCGCGAGTGGCGCGAAGGGCCTATTCCCGTACTAATCAGCAAGCCAAGCATTTTTGGATTCGGGATGAATTGGCAGCATTGCCATAATGTTGTCTTTCTTGGCATCTCTGACTCTTACGAAGATTTCTACCAATCCATAAGGAGAGTGTGGCGCTTCGGCCAAACCGAGGAAGTGAACGCGCACATTATCATCTCGTCATTGGAGGGCGCTGTGTTGGCGAACATCAAACGCAAGGAAACTGATGCGCGGCGATTGGCGGATGAGATGATTAAGAATATGTCCGACATTTCCGCCAAGAACATTCGCGGTTCGGTGCGCGAAACGGAGGAATACAAGCCCACGGTCAGAATGCAATTGCCGGAATTTTTAAGCGTATGAAAGTCATCAATCAAAAATCAGGTCAAAACTGGATGCTGTATCACGGCGATTGTTGCGAGGTCGTCAAATCGTTACCGGATGAGTCGATTCACTTTTCCATCTTCTCGCCGCCGTTCGCGAGTCTTTACACCTACTCGAATTCGGAACGCGACATGGGCAATTGCAAGGATGACGCGGCGTTCATGGTGCATTTCGGGTTTCTGGTGAAGGACTTGTTCCGCGTCACGAAGCCGGGGCGGTTGGTTTCGTTTCATTGCATGAATCTTCCGACGTCGAAACAGTTTCACGGCGTCATCGGACTGCGCGATTTTCGCGGTGAACTGATTCGGTTGTTTGAATCGCATGGTTGGATTTTTCATTCCGAGGTTTGCATTTGGAAAGACCCGGTAACCGCGATGCAGCGTACGAAGGCCTTGGGGTTACTGCACAAGCAGGTTGTCAAAGATTCGTGCATGTCGCGGCAGGGTGTTCCCGATTACCTGGTGACGATGCGCAAGCCGGGAACGAACGCAGAGCCTGTGAGTGGTCAGTTTGAGCATTACACGGGCGATGAGCAGCCAATGACCGAACGCGCAGAGGCTATTTACACCGCTGACGAGGACGATAAGCGGCGGTTCTCCATCGACGTCTGGCAGCGTTACGCCTCGCCGGTCTGGATGGACATCAATCCGTCACTCACCTTGCAAAAGGATTCGGCGCGGGAACACAACGACGAGCGCCACATTTGCCCGCTGCAATTGCAGGTTATTGACCGGGCCTTGGAGCTCTGGAGCAATCCGGGCGATACGGTGTTGTCACCCTTCGCTGGTATTGGCTCCGAGGGCCACGAAGCGGTGAAGATGGGGCGCAAGTTCGTGGGGGTGGAATTAAAAGAATCGTATTTCAAGCAAGCGTATTTGAATCTGGCGGCGGCGGAAAAAGCGCAGGCGGAATTGCCGGAATTGAAGGAGGTTTAACCAAAAACGAAAGGAACAAAATGCAAGTCAGAGATTTGATTGAACATTTGCAGCGGTTTGACCCGCGCGCAAATGTGACGGTGGAGGCCAGAGGTTCGGCGAGACATTTGCAATCTGGAATGACGATTAACTTTCAAGAGAGTTGCGTCATTGACGAGGTGGTTACTGCGGCGGGAGAGCCGGTCATTATCGCCATTCAATGATGCGAGTTCTCACCCCAGAGCAAAAAGCCAAGCTGCGCCGCCAGCGTGCCGAATGGCACAGGCGCAATGCTGATGTGCTGAACATGAAACGGCGGCATCGTCGAGCCACGGACCTAGAATATGCAGAGCGCTGCCGCAAATACGTGCGCGATTGTCGGGCGCAAAAGGCGATGCTTAAGGGGGCGGCGTAATCCATGATTGTCCCCCGCGATTATCAACAGTCCATTCATTCGGCGATTCAGGCCTAAAAATTATGCCGTTACCAAAAATACACATCAAACTAATCTGCTCGGAATGTGGACAATCGTTCACGGTTCAGCCGTATCGCCAAAACTCTGCAAAGTTTTGTTCGTTCAACTGTGGACAAAAATTCAAATCACGAATCAGCAACAAGATTATTGGCGACAGACTTCGCGGCACTGGCAAGAGCAATAATACATATGTAAAGCGAAACGGCAGACACGAGCATCGAATTGTTGCGGAACAAATGCTAGGGCGCCCACTCCTGCCGGGTGAAATTGTCCACCATAAAAACAGAAACAAAAAAGACAATCGTCCCGAAAATTTGGAGGTTTTATTTCAGACCGATCATGTCCGTGAGCATTTTCGAGAAATGATGGCGCGACGGAAGGAGGTTGCTGGATACTAGAATGCAACCCCGACCGTATCAACTACAGATAGACGCTGCCATTACAAGCGGATGGCAGGACTGCACTAGACAGCTTGTTGTTGAGCCAACAGGATGTGGCAAAACAATCCAATTTGCTATGCAAGCCAAGTCCGCCATTGCGCGCAGCGGACGCGTCCTTGTCCTAGCCCATCGCGACGAGCTTTTGGAACAGGCGATTGCCAAGATTGAACGGGTGACGGGCGTTCGCGCCGACAAGGAAAAGGCAGATTCGTTTGCATCGCTCGAATCGCAGATTGTCGTTGGCTCGATTCAGACATTGGTGAAACAGAAGCGGCTCGAACGTTGGCCAAAGGATCATTTCGATTTGGTGATTGTGGATGAGTCGCATCGGATTTTGGCGCGGTCATATCAGATTGTGCTGAATCATTTTGACGAGCGGGCACAGGTGCTCGGCGTGACGGCGACGCCGAATCGATCGGATAAACGCAACCTGGGGCAGTATTTTCAAAAGGTGGCGGCGGAATTGAAGTTGGTGGAGATGATTCAGGCCGGCTGGCTGGTGCCGATTGTGTTTCAACGATTGCCCATCGCCATCGACCTGAGCGCGGTGAAATCGACGCGGACGGAGTATGGCACGGATATTGGCCGGACCTCAGCCGGTCAGGCCATTACACCGTATCTCGATAGAATTGCCGAGGCTGTTCGCGAACATGCCGGTTTTCGTCGATGCTTGGGATTTGCGCCACTAGTGGAGACGGCGCGCAAGGCGATGGAGGCCTGCCGTGCGGTCGGGCTCAATGCCGAGTATGTGCATGGGGATGATCCGGAGCGTGATTACAAGTTGAAAGCGTTTCGGAATTTTGAATACGACATTCTTTGGAACGCGGACTTGTTGACTGAGGGCTACGATGACCCAGGCATTTCGTGCATTGTGAATGCGTCGCCGACGCAGAGCGTTTCCAAATACTGGCAGATGAACGGGCGCGGGACTCGTTGCACGGCGAATATTGATGCGTTCGCGACACCAGCAGAGCGGCGCGCAGCGATTGCGGCGAGTGACAAGCCGGACCTATTGATTCTGGACTTCCTGTATCACAATCATGCGGTTTGCACGCCAGCGCATTTGATCGCGGGCAGCGACGAGGAAGCGGCGCAGATTCTGGAATCGGCAACGAGCGGTAAATCGTTTGTTCAGGAGCCGTTGGATTTGCTGGTGGAAGGTCAAAAGGCGGAATTGAAGCGCGAGGAATCGCTGCGGCGAAAGCTGGAACAGGTGAAGCATCGCCAGGCGGAGATGATTTCAGCAGAACAGTATGCACTGGGGCACGGAGATTTCAATCTGGCGACGTATGAGCCAACGATGAGATGGGAAATGGCGAAGGTGAGCGAAAATCAGGCGAAGTATTTGAAGCGGGCCAAGATTGATTTGGAGACGGTGAAGGATTTTGGACACGCATCGCGTTTGCTGGATGTGGTTTTTAAAAACAATCCGCCGAAGCTCGCCAGTCCAAAGGTGATTGATTTAATGCGGAGGATGCGTCAGGTGAGCGCGGCGGTGGGCATCACGGATTTTGAGAACGTGACGACGGCGCAACAGGCTAAGTTTTTTGCGGAGTTAAACCAACGAAAGAAAGCGAGGAAGGCGGCGTGATGTTTCTAAAAAATTACACTTCAAATGTGCCGGTGTCACAAACGATTTATCGCATTGAGCAGGTGCTAATAAAATGCGGGGTGAGCGGGATCGAAAAAGAATACACTCCGAACGGCAGCGTAACGGCCATTACATTTAAAATAGAATTGGAACCAGGAAAACCCGTGCGTGTTCGATTGCCAGTAAACGAAAAAGAGGCGCTGATGGCTATGTGGCTCGATTACGCCGATGGTGAAAAACTTACTCCGGACGGAAACGCTATCGCGTGGAACCGTCGCAAGACAAAAACGAAAGCCGACTTCGTTGAACAGGCGCAGCGCACCGCTTGGAAAATCATTCAAGACTGGGTGGAAGTCCAGATGTCCATGATTCAAATGAAACAGGCCGATTTCAGAGAGGTTTTCTTGCCTTATTTTTGGGACGGTAAACGCACGTTTTTTACAGCGGTCAAGGAGTCTGGATTTCGCGCACTTCTGCCTGAGAAAACAGAATGACCAACCCCTTCTCCAACTGGTCAATTGCCGATGCTGAGATGCACAATCAGCGGGTGGCAAACCGGATGCGTCAGCGCGCAGCCGAAGGGTTTCCTATGATTGGTGCCAGTGATGATTTGGAACGCAAGGGGGTTAAACGCGAGGCGGATTTGCACGCACAGATTTTTGACGAGTGTCGGCGGCGAGGATGGATTGCGTTTCACGGCTCGATGGCAGAGCGCACGCATCGGACGGCAGGCGAGCCGGATTTTCAGATTTTGTGCGACGGCGGCAAGTTGCTGCTGATCGAGTGCAAAACGCGCACTGGCAAGCTGAGTATTGAGCAACAGGCAATTATAGCGCACGCAGCGAAGCTTGGTCACACGATTCATGTTGTCCGTTCATTTTCAGAATTCCTTGACCTAACCACTACATGTCCATCGCCGATCAAGCCCGAAAATACATAGACGCCATTCCGTCCGCCATTAGCGGCAACGGTGGCCACAGTCAGACTTTCAGCGTCGCCATGGTGCTCGTTGAGGGCTTTGCCATGTCTGCTGCCGAGGCTCGCCCGCTAATGGCGGAATACGCGGCTCGGTGCGACCCGCCATGGTCAGAGCGTGAGATTGACCACAAGCTCGCGGATGCTGAGTCGAGGGTTGATTCGTCGAAACGTGGCAAGCTGATTCGCAAAGGGGTGAAATACAAAGCCGGTGCCAGCCATTACCGCGAAGTGTCGCCAGTGCCGACTGTTCGGCCAAAGCCAGAGTTAAAGTCCAAATCCGTGCGCTACGAGGTTTCGGATGCCATTGAATTGCCGGAGCCGATTAAGGACGGCACACGGCTGTTTCTCAAGGCGGCTTTTGACGAGGGCGAGGGGATTCGCATTGCGGTGGCGCGCACGAACGAGGAAAGGCGCGAGGTGCCGAAGGATGCCGGTGTGACGCTCAGTCGCGAGGAGTGGTTGCGCAAGTTGGATGAGCATCACGGGAATCCGAATAAATTTCTCAAAACTTCGGAGCGCAATGGGATTTTTATTTCGGTGAATCCGATGCGTGTCGGCGGTTCGCGGGATTCGGATGTGACGGCGTTTCGTCATGCGCTGCTGGAATTCGACAATATTTCAGTGCAGGAACAATGGGGCATCATTCAGCAGTCGCGCGCTCCCTGCACAGCCATCATATCGAGCGGCGGTAAATCGATTCATGCCTGGGTGCGAGTGGACTCCAAGGACCGCAACGAGTTCAATGACCGCGTGAAGGCGTTGTATCAGCATTTCGAGCAATACAAACCCGATGAGAAGAATAAAAATCCCAGTCGATTTTCGCGCCTGCCGAATTGTGAGCGCGGTAATTCACGTCAGGAATTGTTGGCGATTTCAACAACAGAGCATCCGATAGGTTGCGAGTCGTTCGCTGAATGGCTGGCGTTGCAACAGGTGGAATCGGGAGAGACGTGGACGGCGGATGTGTTGCGAGATTTCGACAGCTCGAAGGACGAGAATTGTTTGATTGGCACGCGCTACATTGGCCGCGGCATGGCGTGTCTGATTGTGGGGCCATCGGGCGTTGGAAAATCGTCATTGAATACGCAATTGGCTATTCTTTGGGCGTTGGGACGACCAGCGTTTGGAATCGCGCCGCAGCGGCCGCTCAAGTCGCTGGTGTTCCAGGCGGAGAACGATATGGGCGACGCCAGCGAGATGTTCAACGGCGTCTGCACGGGGCTTGGCATTGAAGCTTTGTCGGATGAACAGGATTTGATTGACCGCAATTTTATCATTCACACGGATATTGCGAACACGGGTCCGTTGTTCCTGGCCTCGATTCCGAAGGTGATCGAGCGTCACAAGCCGGACGTCATCTGGCTTGATCCAGTGTTGTCGTTTGTGGGCGCGGATATTTCGCGGCAGGAAGTTGTGGCGTCATTTTTCCGAAATGGGTTGAATCCGATTTTGAAATCTTCGGGCGTGGCGTGTTTTTGCATTCATCACACCGGCAAGCCGCCGTCGGACAAGTCGGCGCGGCAACATTGGCAGACGAGCGATTTTGCGTATGCGGGATTAGGCTCGTCGGATCTCACCAACTGGGCGCGTGCGGTGATGGTGTTGCAGGACCGTGGCCAGGGTGTGTTTGAACTCAAATTAGCCAAACGTGGCAAACGTGCCGGCGTGACGACTGCAGACGGCATGGCGACAACATCGTTGTGGTTGAGGCATTCGTCCAAGCCAGAACAGATTTTTTGGGAACAGACTGAGGCGCCGGCAGAGGAGTCGACTGAACCCAAGGAGCGCAAATTAACGAAGCCCGAACAGATTGCAGGATTGAACCTGGGAACGTTCCTGAGTCAATGCCCGAAGGACGGCGAAGGGTTGCGGGAGATTGTTCGCCGGTTATCGACATGGCTGGCCTCAAAAGACTCGCCAAAGAAGTCGCTCGCCTCCTGCGCGGACGGCACGTTGAGGACTGCGATTGCTCTATTATTGGACAATGAGAAGCTTCGCATGGCGGACAACAGGTATCTTAAAGGAGACAAAGCGTGAGGATTTTATATCATTCGCAACCCCCCCCGTAAATGGAGTTTCCCTCAGCTCGCGGTCAATCGTTCTGAGTCGAGTCATAACCAGACGCCTTGTCAAGTTGCTCGAAAATCCATGCGGTTAATTTGCGGGGTTTCGCGGCCCGCACGTAGGCGTTCTTACGATCCATCGTTACACGCAAATGGATTTGACCTTTGGCCGTCTCTCCGGAAATCGGCGGACGGCCAGCTTTTGTATGCTCAGATTTCATTAGTCAAAACGATAGGACGTGTAACCGCTGAATGTTCCAATTTGGACTCCGTTTTGGATGAGTCGGCCATTGAAATTGGCGGACCATTTTTCAGGGGTCTCGCAATCAAGCACGGCTTCAATTCCAAGCCTGTCGTCGTTGGCGGCGTCGTTGATGGCTTCAGTCTTTTCATTACCGGAAAGTCCAGCACCAACTCCGGCGGCCTCATGCATTGCCTCGGCGGCCATGAAAACAGCATCGCCGGCGGCGTATTGAAAAGGGTGCCAATTCGACGCCAATGGAATATCTGCATCCGATTCCGAAGTGTTGGTGTATCCGTTGATCAGGCTGATTTCGGTTACGATTTTCATTTTATCTGTCTTTTTTTGACTTCCGGGAACCGCCCGGTCGGTTGTAACTCTTTGTTACGCGCCCAATATGACTCATTGAAACAATTCTGTCAACACATAATTACGGAATTATTTTTCTAAGTCCTAGGTGTGCAAAGTGTGCAAATTGCATGTGTTTTGCACAACTTGCACGGGTGTGCAAAATTCGGTGTGCAAAATACCCCCCGTAGGGGGGGTATATTATTTTGCACACACGATATTCTTGCACACGACCGTGCTGGCTGGCGTTTGCACATTGCACACTTGCGCTCCAGGCAAAAATTGCGAAACGTTTCGCGCATACAGGAATTTCAAGGTGCTAGGCAATAACTGCCGCATGGCCTCTTGTGGTCCTCGCACCCCCACAGGTTGGGGTGCAGAAGCAATAACCGGATTATTCAATACACAATTGTAGTAATTCATTGATTATCAGTCACAAACACATGGCTCCAATTAACCATAATTCATATTGTGCGACATTAATTCAAAGCATATGCAGGGGGTGCAGGGGGTCCGTGCGAGATTGCACCGCATACATTTTCCCCTCCTATTACCCAAAAAAACGCCTTTCTGGTGTCCTGACCCTACTTGACAATAAAAATGCGTTAAAACGAATCCCAGAGCGAATACGAGCCATTTTAAAATTAGATCACACCACCACTTTATGAAGACGCCACCTAAAAATTTTTCGAACCTCAGTATTGGCTCAGTCCTTGACCGGCCACCGGACGCGCATCTGGCATTTTACAAATGCCGACCCTGCGCGGGCGCCGACGATTGGATTGCCTGGGCGTCATTGGTGCCAATGACGCCGGCAAGTGCGGTGCTCGAACCAGCGGAACCTTTATGGTTTGATTTTGGTGCGACTGAGGCGCAGGCTATCGCTAAAGTGAAGCGAGAAGTTGAAACTGAAATTGGCCGAACCGAATGGCAAAGGCAGGTGGCGTGATGAATTCCCAATCGAACGATCTTCTGACGGACGAGCAGGTGGCAAAACTTCTGGGAGTCGAGAAACGAACCATCCGGCTATGGCGCAACACCCGCGGGCTTCCATTCATCAAAATTTCTTCCAAGATTATCCGTTTCCGCCGTTCGGATATCGACACATGGCTTGAACGCTCGCGAACCGTCATTAAGCCATGAAAAAGAACTGTGTCATTTGTGGGAAGGAGTTTGAGGCGAGGAATAATGCCATAACGGACTCAAAAAAATGCCACCTAGAACTGAATCGCCAGCGGTGGAGAAAATGGACAAAAGACCCGAGTAATGTCGAGCGGCACCGAGGCGGTGCGCGCAAGCGAAGTCGAAAATATTATTATAAGAAGAAAGTTAACGCGATTTTGATGGGAGATATTAAACGCAAGACGTGCATGCAGTGCGGATTGGATTTTATCGTCGATGGTGGGCGTAAAACATGCTCCAATCGGTGCAGCCAAGAATACTACAAGCATTACCACAGAAATAAATACCTAAACAAAAGGCATTATATCTTGGCCAGAGAAAAAACCCGCCGTGAAAAAAACAAAGATCGCATAAATGTGTTGAAAAGAGCCTACGGAATAAAGAATCGAGACGCCATTCAGGAGAGAGTAAAAGACAGCGTTTACTATGCCCGTAAATGCATTGTTAAAACATCCAATATTCTAAGTCTTTCCGACATCCCAATTCCGCTCGCCGAACTCAAACTACAACAGCTAAAACTCAAACGCCTATGCAAAACATTACAAACATCACCGAACTCCGGGCCGACCTCCTTGAACAATACGATTCCCTTAAAAAAGACCCAAGACGACTAAGTCAGGTGGCGGAACTTTCAAACGTGGCGGGAAAAGTCATCGCCAGCGTGAAAATTCAACTGGAAAATGCTGCCGCAATCGGCGTTGTGCCGACAATAGCTTTTATGGATTGCGAATATAAAGCTCCCGGGACGCAACCCCCTATTCCAGACGCTAAAGCACCAAAGCAAATAAAACCATGACAGCAAAAAAAGACAGGGCGCTGCGCAAAAACCGATTTACCACCGCTGACATTGTCGGCATCACACGGCTGGTTATCGAAGGGGGGCTGAGTGAGGCCGAGGCGGTGCGGCGGACGAACCGAGATCCCAAAAGCTGGTGGAAATTCAAGTGTGCGGGCAACAACCGGGAGGAGTTCGCGGCGGCATTGGAGACTGCGAAAGCGGCCAGGATTGAAAGTTTGATTCAGGAAATTTACAAGTCCGCGACCGGGGAAGGAATGAAGCAGCGGGACTGGCGCGCGGCTGACAGGTTGTTGCAAATCCTTGATGATCGATTCAAGGCGAACGCCACCCCTACCCCGCCCGGCGTGGCAGTGAATGTCTTTGGCGTGGACTCTGGCGAACTCCGGAAGATAGCGGCCAGGATCTATGCGGAGCCGCCGACTCCAAAATTGATTGATGCACCAAAGGAGACATCCTCCGATGTCTGAACAATTCGACAAATTCGTAGCGGAGCAGAAGCAAAAGCGGGTTCAGGAAAAGGAGGAACGCGACAACATCAAGGCGCTGGAAGGTTACCTTCGCGCTGGGACAGCGGCAGGATGTCCACAGGACCAGATGCTCAATTTCATCGAGGCGGGAATGATTCTTCAGCCGAAACAGTTGCAAATGTCGGCAGCAGCTCGAGCCTGTGACCATAGGTGCCCGTCCTGCCAGGAGAAATATGAGAAGGCAAAAGAGTTGCCGATGGATTGTCCAGATTGCGGGCCAACTGCAGTTGGTGTGGGTGGCGCGCGCGGCGGCGGAAAGTCACAATGGATGTTCGCCCAAATCTGTCTCGACGATTGCCAACGGTTCTCGGGATTGAAGTTTTTGATTCTAAGAAAATCGGTCAAGGCGTTGCGGGAACAGATTCGGGATCTACTGAAAAAAACCTTCAAAAATCCCGGCGCTTACAATTACCGAGAGCAAGCGGGCCAGATTGAATTTCCAAATGGCTCTTTTATCATCATTGGCCATTTCAAGGATGAATCGGAAATCGACAACTATCTGGGTCAGGAATACGACGGCATTGGCATTGAGGAATTGACGACGTTGACATTCGATAAGTTTAAAAACCTGATGTCCTGCCTGCGCACATCCAAGAAGGGGTGGCGCCCGCGGCTTTACGCTTCGTGGAACTGGGGCGGCGTCGGGCACTTCTTTGTCAAAACACTTTTCTACGATCCGTGGAAAGCTGGAATGGAGCACGACACGCGCTACATTCTTGCTACGGTTGCGGACAACGTGCATGTGAATCCGGAGAACCGGAAGATTCTGCAAAGTTACACCGGTTGGAAATATCAGAGCTGGTATCTGGGAGACCCAAACTTTTTAGCCGGTCAATTTTTTACGAATTGGAGCCCGGAGATTCATGTGTTCCCAAACGAAAGTGTAACCTTCGATGTTACAAAGGCCGTGCGTTGGTTCGGCTCAATGGATTATGGATTTACGCATCCAAACTCTTTCGGGCTACACTGTGAGTGTGATGATGGAAACTTTTTTACCGTCCGCACTTATTCCCAGTCTGAAACCTTGATTCAGGACCACGCGGAAAACATCCGCGACATTTTGCGATTGCACAATTTAACGGTCGACGATTTGGAATACATCGCCGCCGGCCGCGATTGCTTCAAAGTGGATAAGGACGGCTCGACTGTGGCAACCGAATACGCGGCGAACGGCATTCACTTGACGCCGGTGGAGATTGACCGCGTGAACGCCTGGAGCAAATGTCAGGAGCGATTGGGCGATCCGTCGCGTGGGATTCGGCCAACTTGGTTTGTGCATAAAAGTTGCGAGGATTTAATTTCTCAGATTGCGGTGGCGCAGTGCGACGAAAAGCGATTGGGCGACGTGATGAAGATGAACGCCGACCGGGAAACCGGCGAAGGCGGCGACGATGCGCTCGAAATGTGGCGTAACGCAGTTGTGTCGGAATTCAATTCAGTTCTGCGTGATGCCGTGCCGATGCAAATGGGCAGCTACCAATCGCTCAATAGCATTGTCAGCGGGGAGGACAGTCACTTGCTTGGCTATCGGACATTAGCGGATAACCAAATTATCACTTTGACTTCTCAATAATTAAGGGTAAAACCCTATTACGTTAACGATAAAGTAATGAACGTAATTCCGCGCAAAGTAAAATACTGGATGGTGCAAGCAGTGGCGGATATTGCGCAGCAAGTCATCCCCGAAAACGTTCTTGGACGCCTCGCCGGTATCGGTGAACCCCCGCAATGGGGCAATCAAGCGGACCTCAAAAAAATCCAGCAGGCTTACGAGACAGCGCGGTATGGCGAGACTTATTACAAGTTCGCGCTATTCCGCGACATGATTATCAACGATTCCCATATTCAGGCGGAAATCGGCAAGCGGATAATGTCATTCATTGGCCAGCACGAAACGATTGAACCCTTCGACAAGTCGAACGCTGACGACGTGCAGGCCGCGGAAGCGATTACCGATATGATCGCTAATTGCGATAACTGGCGAGAAGGGTGTCTGCATATTGCTGGCGGCCATGTCTGGCCAATCGCCGGCGCCGAAAAGATTTTTGCCCCGGTCTCAGGTTCCGAGCAATTCAAGTTCAAACATCCAGTCAAGTATCGGCTCAAAAAACTTCATCCTATTCCCTACGCACTTTTCAATTATCGCGTTGCATATTGGAATTTGAACAACACGGGTAACGCGCCAGGAACCGGAGTTTCGCCGATGCCTGCCATGACCAACAGTGGAGCAATTCCCGTCACGGACGGATCGTATTCCGGAGCGTCGGCATTGAACAGTTACGGAATCAATTACGACCCGGATGTTTTGGTTTGGAACCCGGACGACTGGCAGCCGGATTTGCGATTCTACAACGTGCAAGCCAATGGACTGATTGATTGGACTCTGGCTAATTGTTACAAGCCAGACCCGGTTCGGCACGTGTTGCATTCGGCTAATGTGGCGACGGCCGGAATGCGTGAGAACTGGGCGAGCACCTTGGACGCACTGGTGAAGTGGTGGTTTTTTGGCGCGCAGAATATTGACTGGTTTGCCCGGGCGATGGAGCGGTATGGATCTCCTTTCGCGGTGGCCTACGCCAACACGGCGAACAAAAATATTTTCGATTTGTTGTCCAAGGCATTCAACCAGGCGACGAAAATAAATTCTTTGATTGTCCCGCCGCAGACCAAAATTGATTTGAAGGAAGTGCAATACACTTCAATGGCGGATGCCTACGCGAAATTTTTGGACGTGTGCAATACGGAAAAAACCAAATCAATCTTGGGCCAGGTGCTTTCGACGTCGCCGAAGAATACCGGACTCGGATCGGGTGTGGCAGACTTGCAGGGCGAGGTCAGGAGCGAGTGGCGAATTTATGATGAGCGCGCGTTCGGAGAAATGGAACGCACACAGATTTTTGAACAGTATTTGCGCATCAACGGATTCAAAGGGCGCGCGCCGAAATCAGTTCGCGGCGGACTTACCTACCCCAATCAACTTAGCCTTTCCAAGACTTTGCAAAACATGGCGTCGGCGGGTGTGTTCCCGAGCAAGGAAGCCGAGCCGGATTTGACAAAGCTGATGGGATTGAAAATGGAGGTGAAGGATTTGATGGCATTGAAGCTTGCCACAGGAAAAGACGAACATGGCCATGGAAGCAACAAGCGCACGCAAGAGGATTGAAATCGGGACGAGTGTTGCGGCCCGGGTGCTCGGTATTCACTTCACCACGATTCACAAATATCGGCGGATGGGAAAAATTATCGGACGCCGCGCGAGCAAGGCTACACATGCGCCATGGCTTTATGATCGTGAGGAAATTTACCGGCTCAGGAATGCAGACGCGAATACGGTGCCAGCGCGATTGCACGATTGAATTATTTCCTCTCGACGATAATCGGCGGCAGGATTTCGGTAAATGCAACCACTCCGGTTACAATTCGGGCTCGCTTTAACCCGCCTGAAAATTTGATTTCCAGACCGCCCTTCTCCCGTTTGAATTCGGCGTGATTCGCTTTGATGTTTTCCGGTTCCCCAGTTGATTTCCAGATGCGGAAGGTTTTCATGGTGTATAGACTTTGTGATGGTAACTCCCCATTTATGCTTTGCAATCTCAAACTTTAACGATAAAGCCTTAGTCACGATGTCAGAAGAATTGAGCCTTTACGGTGCGATAACCAAGTTTGACGCGGTTGACGATACCTTGCTTGTCTCAGGAATTCTTTCCACCCCCGCCAAGGATGCTGCTGGCGAAATCATCGAGCCCGACGCGATGCGCAAGGCTCTGGGCGATTTCCTCGTGAACGGCACTTCTCGCGAAATGCACCAGCCGATTGCGGCGGGCAAGCCGATTGCGGCGCACGTGGATGAGAACGGAAATACGCACGTCACAGTCAAAGTGGTGGACAAGGGCACGATTCAAAAAATCCGCGAAGGTGTGCTGAAAGGTTTTTCGGTTGGCGGTCGCGCGTTGAAACGCGTTGGAAATCGCATCACGGAAATTTTGCTCAAGGACGCGTCGCTCGTGGACATTCCGTGTAATTCGGAATGCGTGTTCAATATCATCAAATTTGACGCTCCAGGAGATCGATGCACGGACCCCGCCTGCAAAAATCATCACGAATCCGCCGTGGAAAAGTGCGGCTACTGTAAATCTGAAATGGAAAAATCTATGAGTCAAGAAACGCTCAAAAAAATTGACGACCTGACAGCGACCGTGGCGTCGCTGGCCAAGACGGTCGAAAAAATGTCCACCGCGCAGCCAGTCCCTACCATGGTCGACGGCAAGCCTGTGGACATCGCCAAGGTGTTGACGGACGTGGGGGATTTGCAGAAGCGCGTTCAGGAAAACGATACACAACTGGCCAATCGCGAACGCGGCTCCATCATCGAAAAGATGGATCGCGAGGGGCGCGTGGCATTCAAGCCCGGCATCGGCATTGCCTACACGGCGAAAGAGCTTGGCGAACTGCCGATGGACATTTTGAAATTCGCCGCGGCCAATTCGCCGGTTCTCCCGATGGAAGCTCGCGCAATTTACAAGGGCGAACAGAAGCCGGGCGCGATTGATCCGAATCTCAAAGGCTCCGACCGCGTGGAGAAGGCGTGGGAAGCCGAATACGGTAGCCTCGCTCAGATGCGTTCCAAAAACTGATTTTTTATGCCAAACCAATACCTCACTCTCAAGGACATTACCGCCCTCCACTCGGGCGACGCGGAAGTCGGGCTCGTGGATAACATTGTCAATGTGGCTCCGGAGCTCGACCGCGTTTTGGGACGCCCCATCTCTGGCATTTCCTACGAGGCATCGATTCTCACGGCGATAGGTTCCAATGCGGCATTTCGCGCTGTTGGTTCTGGCGTGTCGCTCTCCGCCCCGAGCGTAGATTTGAAGCGGTTCAACTGCTTCCCGTTTGATTGCCAGATGCGCGTGGGTGAGGATTTGCTGATTTCGCGCGAGTCTCAGGGAGAGAGTCCGGCGAGTGTTTTCACGTTGCACGCGACGGCAGCGATGCGCCAGAAAGCCCTGAAATGTGGCGCTCAGTTTTACCAGGGCAGCTTGAACGACCCGAACGGACCTGCCGGATTGATTGATTTCTTGACGACGCAGCGCACACAGGTGGATTCTCGCACTGGACTAAAAATTGACCAAGTGGTTGATGCTGGAGGCAATGCGGCCGGCGCCTGCCAGGTGGTTTGGTTTATCAAGCAGGGGCCACAGGGCGTGCACTGGATGTTTGGAAACGGCCGCGGCATTTTGATGAATCCGTGGCGTCCACAGCAGGTTGAGTCCTCGGATTCAACTGCGCAGTCGAAATTGTATCAAACCGCATGGGTGGGGAACATCTTCGGCTATCTTGGTTTGAGCATGGCCAATTATCACGCAGTCGGCGCGATCATTAACGTCAATGCAACTGCAACGACCGTGAACGGCGTCACCACCTATGCAAATCCGCTGACTGACCAGCAGATTGCGACGCTCTGGGCGAAGTTCCCGATTACGGAAAAACCGGACCTCGCGTTCTGCACTCAAGCCGCCGCAGCCTCGCTCCAGTTGCAGCGCACGGTGACAAACTTTGTGCAATCCTCGGGACGCCAATGGACAGACGGTGCGGCACCGATTGCGGATTTCCCGACGCGCCTTCCCACTGCCGGAAATATTCCGCTCGTGGTTACGGATTCCATTCCGCTCACCAACCAACTCGTTTTGAACTGATTTTTCAACCGCTATGAAATACAAATTGTCCAAGTTTCTGGGTTCGGTGATTGCTGTGTGTTGCCTCCTGTTGGGCCTCCAAACCGCGCCGGCGACTGGTTCCGTCGGCGCGGACCCTGTCCAGACCGGCACGCTGACTTTCAACGTGTCCACAGGGTTTTACCAAACCAATTCGTTTCCGTTTTCGTATACCACGCCGCCCATTGTTCAGTTCTACGCGCTGACCACCAATGCCGTTCCGATCACGAACATTTTCGTAACTACCACGAATTTTGCGGTGTCAGTAAACGCCACCAATCCAGCGGCTCAGATCGCGTGGACAGCGCAAGTCGGGTATCCCAGACTACAGAGCGGGACAAACGCTATTCAGGGAGCGTTGCTTGTGACGAATGTGTTTTCAACGCCGTTCGCATTCAATCCGGTTGTCACTATTTCGGGTTCAAGCACCAACGCACTTTCCGGCGGACAGCCGTGCATCAGCTCTGTATCTCCGACAAACTTCGTCATTCAATTCGGAAATACCAACCAAGTGATTTATTGGCATGCCTTGGGAATCACGGCGACGCCGGGTTCCTACAACCCTAATTACCCTTCGGTCACTTACTGATTATGTCTGGCACAATTCATTTCAAGGACGACCGGCACCCGAGCAGCGCGGTTTACAAAAAGCAGCATGCCAAGCCGGCAGAAAAGGCTCAGCAATCGGAAAAGGTTGAAGAACCGAAGAAAGACGAAACCAAAAAAGAGGAAAAGAAATAATTTATGCCAATCCAAATTGCACCTGCGGATGTCAATCTGAGTGTTCAAATGCCGTTGCCAGCGGCGAACAACAACAACACCAGCCCGGTGTTGGACCTGCAAGCCATCGCGCCGAATTCCAGCGCCTGGCAGCTTGGGCGAATAAAAGTCACCATTCCCGCATTGCCAGAAAACACCGCGGGAACCGGCATCACGCTGGCAATCCAAGCGGCCCCGGTTTCGTTGACGAGTGGCGTCAAGGCTCCGGCGCTTCCTCCGCCCGGAGCGTTCGTGACTCCCAATCCGTCCCAGACCGTCACGGTCGCCGCGGTGGCGAACGGCGGCAGCTTGGCGGCGGTGTATTATTTCAACCTTCCGACCGATGGCAATGGCAGCACTTATCAGTTTATTCAGTTCGTGCAGACCGTGCCCGCCGGCGTGGTGACCCAGGGAGAGGTCATCAATTACCAATTCGTCAGCGAATACGGCAATTGATGGTTACCCAATGATTTGTGTTTTGTGGAATTGAAAGCGATGCAAACGATTGCTTTGGATGGGGAAATCAAAACCTTCCACCCCGCCAGAGCCTAGAAGCGTTTGGCTACGATCCCAACGGCTACATCGCAACTGCTGCGCTTCAGCCTTCCGACTACACCAATCAGGCGAATATAATCGGTCGTGTTGGGGGCGAGCTTCAGCGGCTAATTCCCGCTACAGACGACGACGGGACTGGAAATCTAAACAAAACGATTTTCAATTCCATCCTTGCCAATGTTACAACCGAGATTAACGGCCTGATTTCGTCCATATATCCGATACCGCTAGCCAAGACGGGGACGGTAGCGATTGTCCGGGTAACGGGAGTTGATTCGTCCGGGGCCATAACATCCATCGATATGGTTTCGAACGGGGCGTATTTGTCCGCTCCGGCATCGCCCAACTCGCCAGCGTATTTGCGATATTCCAACGCATCCTCCTACGGAGTTTGTTGGGGTTGGAATTGGAATGTGCTTTGCCAAAAAGGCACTGGCGCCAGCCTGACCGTCGCGTTTACCAATCCCACAACGCCAGCTCTCCAGACGCCGATTTCAGTCACAGGAGTCCCGGCCATAACGAACGGCGGCACTGGATACCAAACGAATGACCTTTTGGTTTTGACAGGCGGCACGAGCTTTGTTCCGGACAAAATCATAAACGCCGCCACCACTTTATTTTGTTACGAGCTTCTTCGCCGGAGGTTGGTTCCGGATGAGAAAAATCTTTTCGATAGCGACGCCAAGGAGGTGAAAAAGGAATTGCTTAAAATCGCCAACGGCGAACTGGTGATGGACGGAACGTATCGGGATTTTTTTGGCCCGGTGGCCGCATGGGTGCAGCAAAGCGTCTTGGGAGGAAACAGCCTGTGACGCTTTACAGTTCAATTTCAGCGACGTTTGGGTTCGCGTCGCTATCGGCGCGGGGAACCTCCGAGGCGTTCCCCGGCTTGGAAACCCGTGCCGAAAATTTGCCATGAAAGCGTTCGATATAAAAGTCAGGCTGATTGACGGACCATCCATCGCGAACCGAGTCATTGACCGGAGCGTGCGTGACGCAATCCTCCGCCGACTTGGCGCCAAGTTCAAATTCCTGACGATTCAAAACTTCGGCAATTCCGGGACTGACCGCCCCTACCAATGGAAGCCTTTGACGAAGCGCTACGCCAAGCGCGTAGGTCGCACCAACGCAACTCTGGATTTGACTGGTGAACTTATGCGGTCCATCCGCGTCTCTCAACCCAACGGAGAATCCATCACGGTTTATACAGACGACAAAAAAGCGGAAGCGCACCAATTCGGCAGTTCCAAACAAAACATCCCGGCGCGTCCTTTTTTTCCGATTGATGGAAACGGAAACCCAACTCCAAGGGCCATGCGTGTTTTGGAGACCTCCGCACAGATGGAGGCGCAGAGCATTTTAAGGAGCAACCTGTAATGGCCACCATCGCCGAACAAGCTGAGATTTTGCGCCAGTCCTATGAAGCATGGGCGGTGAAAAACTTTTCAGGCACGGCCGTTATCGCTCCTTCACTGGACGACCTGTGGACAATCGGATTCATGGAGAACGACCGCCCAAATGTAGTGGTTTGTTACGTAGGGGACGAGGCCAGGGGGCCGTTTGAAACAGCCGCGGCTACTCATCGTGGCGATGTGACGTTTCACGTCGGGTTGTTTCGCGGAAAGGGATTTGAGGCTGACCGCGGGCAATCGCTCGTTACAGATTCTGGCAACGCCAAGGCGTTCTTGGATCAGCTTGAGGATGCGCGAGACATTGCCCGCGCGCTCACGAATATATCGGTGGAAAAATTTGTTGATTACAAGGCGACGCGCCCGCTGGAAGCTGTTACTGACAAATGGGGAAAGCTCATTTTGGGTTACGTCATAGAATTGTCCAACGCCATGGACTACCCGCAATTGACCGACACTCCGCCGGACACTTTACCGCAATAAAATTATGCCAAACGAAACCGAGAAACCCTTAACGCCAGCGCAGGTTGCCGCGCAGAAATTGCAGGAGCAACAAGCGCAGAATCTTGCCGACTCGAAACGGTATCAAACACTGGTTGGAAAGACATTTTCCAACGGGAAACAGTCCGCCAAAATTACGCAATATGTGCCGACGCGATTGACGAAGGACGGACCGCGCCAGCAGTTCCTGGTTAACTTCGGGAATCCGCACGTATCCTTTTTCCGCAATTGCAAGGAATTCTGCGAGCAATTTACCTCGGAAACAAATGAGCAACCGGCGGCACAACCCGCCACAACCGATTTACCACAATGAGCTGGCCACCCTCTCCGTCGGCATCTTTTCTAACCACGAGCACAACCGTCCAATGGGGCACGGACGGGATATTGTCTGGTTACATCGTCAAGTCCATGCGGTTCATGGACACGCAGGAAGTCATCTATATCGAGAACGGCACCGGACTGCGCGCTATCCGCATCCAACTCTGGCATGGGCGAGAGGTGGAAATCACGGTAGTGGCCGATTCCACATTCACGCATCCATCGCCGGAAACCGCACTCGCATTGATTGATCCTCTCAGCGATACGTCCATGACGTTTAAAACCACTGCCAACGCTTTTAACGGCGCGCGCAAGCAGGAAGGCGACCGAGTTATTTCAGCAGTGTTTGACACCCTAATTGAAGGTGCCGGCAGTCCTCCTCCAATCTGATTTATGAAAAACGGGGAACAAATTATATCCAACCCGGAGCACGCAGCGGGTGTGCTTCTGGAAAATGCGGCTTCACGACGAGCGTCCGCGCATCCATTACCAGGACCGTTGACGCAAGCGTTTTGCTCGGGGCCTATCGAGGTTGCCGGCAAGACGGTTCACAAGGTCTATCCAAGAACATTTCAAGCCTTGGCGGCGGTTGGATCTCCGCTGATTGGCATGATTCAGGACGTCATTCAAGGCGGCAAGGTCGATACGGAAATGAGCGACAAAGATCTTTGGAATGTTTGCTGGATATTCACCCACACGCCCCCCGAAGTGAGGCAAATGATTGTTAATGGCGTGAACGCCATCCCTGAGGCGGCGGAAACCGAAATCGGAGATGGTTGGGACGCGTCAGTTATAAATCTGGTCTGGATGGGGTGCATGGAACAAATCAAACGCCACATTTCCACCATGCTAAAATTTTCCGCCGAGGCTCAGGAGAAAGGTGAAATAACTTTTTTTCAGGATTCAGCAACGCCGCCCCAGATGGAATAGGTTGGCTACTGGAATACGTCGGTAGATTGCTGAAATACTATTCCGGATTTACGCGCAAAGAAGTCTGGGAAGAAATACCCATGGATGAGGGTTATGCGTATCTGGCAGCGGCGATTTTAAACGACGGGTGGTTGCAGTTCGGTGGGATAAAAATCGACGGCAAAGGATACGTCGGACAGGAAGCGGAAAAGTTAATCAAAATTGCCAAGCATCATGGGCATCAAAGTAAAAATAGACCTTGAGGCAGACGCCCAAAAACTCGCCGACACGATTCAAAAAGGCGTGTCGAAAGGTTTCAAGGGCGGATCTGCGTCCGGACTGGCCAGTGACCCGTCTGATTTGGTTCGCCAGATGATGGGAGAGCCTGCACGCAAAGCCCGTGCGGCTAATCTTGCACCGGAATGGTTTCTGGCACAGGGCGCCGGGCAGTTGTCCAAGATGGGATCGTTGTTTACCAATCCGTCAACGAAGCTCATGCCGGAATGGTTTCTGGGTCAAGCGGCAGGGAGTGCACAACAGATGGGGGAACTGTTCCCGTATCAAGGTCCCGTTCCTCCAAAAATAAAAGATGCCAAGAACGGAGGTCTCTCGGGACTGATGGGCATTTTGGGAATCTCCGGCCCGGAGGGAATTGCCATCGCTGCGGCTTCGGCAGCTTTGTTGGCATCATTCAAAGCGCTAAAATACGTTGTTAGCGAAACCGTGGAATCATTTGAGCGTGCTCGAAAGCTCTACGCGCATGCTTTCCTTTCCGGAACTGGTCTCGGGTTTTCCGTGAGTCGTCAAAATTTGTCAGACGTTTTGGGAGTCAGTGAAAAAGACGTGTTTCAGTTCGGTGCGGCAGTGGCGCTGCTTTCTCCCCGATTGAAGTTCGCTAACGACACCATGGCGCGAATGACTCCTAATCTAACTTCTGTATCCTACGAATTTGAAATCCTGAAAAAAGATACCGAGGCCATGTTTATGACACTGGCCAACGACCTCGCTCCGGAAATCAAAGCTATTGTCACGCTGCTGGATTATTTCGTGCGCGGATTGTCTGCCGTGGCAGATGCGCTGAAAAAGCATATGGCGGAAATTTTGGAGTTCATTGTCGGAGCACTGCCTATTAACGACGTGGTAAAATCGGCGATTGAAAGCTTTATTAAAGCTTCGGAGGGTTTGTTTCATGCCGCCCCCAGTCCGCAAGGCTTGATGAAACAACTGCCAGCATCCGCACTAGAGAGGATGGGGCTTGTAGTCGGCGGATTCGGGAGCGCCACTAGCGATTACGCTCGACGCACTGCCACTGCTACTGAACACACCAATAAGTTGCTGGAAAAAATAGCGACAGGCGCGGCATCGGGAGGCGCGGGTTCGTTTTTTGATCCGATGGCCAGCAATCCGTGATTTATGAAAGTGCTTAAAAACATAGTTGCCACAGTTGAAAACGGAAAGTTGGTGATGACCGCCGACATTTCAGAGGTGAACGCGGCACCGTTTCCAATGTCGCAGACGACCATCATGCACATGGATGACGCGAGCCCTCAGTGGATTTGCCACGCGCAAATTTCCAATCACGGTATTTTCGTGAAAGTTCCCAACAAGCCGATTGCGATGGCGGTTCCGCTGGAGGAATTCATTCTGAAGGTTGCACGGGTTGTGGAGCCAGGGCTTTGTCCTCCAGTTAAGGGGTCCAAGAAATGAATTTCCCGACCGGATACGACTGGGGCGACGGGTTAACAATCCTGCCCGGCCAGCCGATTGGATCAGGCGGCGGTGATAAGTTTGGGACGCCTTCGCCGAATTCGGCTGTTCTCACTGCTTACCCCAATAACGACCCCAGTCAGGCGCCACAGGAGGACCCGGATTCTCCGGAGATTGAACGTGCAGAGCAGGCGACGATTTCGCATACCATGTCAATGCCTTGGGCACAGGGTGTCGCCATCAATCAGGCGGTGGCGCGAGGGACGTTTCTACAGGATTCCGGAGGCAATGTTACGCGTGTGCTTTCGTGCCGATTGAAACGAGCCAAGCCGGGCTGGTGCAAGCTCACCATCATTGCGGAGAGCATTTCCTTCGACACGCCTCCAGATGATTTTCAAATCAATCCAATCGACCTCGGCTTGGACATAATAAAGCACCCGCGCTATTCGTGGGCAATTGCTCCCACATCGAACGATTCCACTACCACAACGACAGTAGGCGACACGGTCATTAATTACGTTTCCATCAAGAGTGCAATTATCCGCATGATTCAGGCGTATCGGGATTCTCCCTTTTTCCCGAGCGCAGACCAAATTAACGGACTGATTCAGAATAACATCATGGGCCAGTTGGATAACGGGTTTCTAAGCGTGCAGGTGCCGAATCCGGATTTTCAATCCAACCCATCCGACGGCGTGATTGCGAATCCTCCGAATTGGGACGGAACCAACGCGAACAAACCGCCAGGTAATTATCCCTACGCAATCGTCTCGGTGCCGGTTGATTTGTCTAATTCATTAGATCCTCTGGCCATCGCCATGGCCGCCGCAAAAGAAATCATCAGCAAGCTGTGGCGGCAGGAGGATACGCCTTACCTTACCGGGTTTGAAATTGTCTGGACACAGTATTTCTTCGCGCCGGCATATCTCGATGGCGGCGGATATATCCAAGACCCGCTGACGGTGGTTCCTGATTATTTCATGCAACCACAGACGATTCAGCAGTCGTTGGCACGCGGCAACTTTGCTAGTCCTTTTTCCAATCAGGATACGGTCGCTCCGAACAGCGGACAGCCGACCATTTTTGACAAGATGGCACAATTGAATCCGCAGGCGTATTCAACAACCGGATTGAGCGACGGTAACGTGGATATTAGCTGGCTTCGAAAAGCTGACGAGATGGAATTTCAGCGCACATGGTTTGCGGTGAGGCATCGCTGGGTGGGTTCGCCGATTGGAAATTGGGATAAGGATTTATACACGCAGGGACGTCGCCCCCAGAACGCAAATGATTTTGACAATTTAATTTGAAGTGTTGATTTATTCCCCAACTGTCAGGCCACTGCGCCCGCGTTACCACGAGAGCAGTGGATTGCGATCTTCTCGTGACGCCGACGCCACATCGCGTCAATGGATACGAGCGAGGACAGAGGGATTTGCCAGTGCGGGAAACGACCGACAGCAATTCTTCATGTTGCAGAAGATGGCCCGCCTCCGGAGACGAATTGTTGGAGGAGGGTCGCCAGACTCGGTTTCCACTACTTCCGCCTTCGCCATCACCGAACTCGGCCATCAGGATTATTTTGTGGCGCGCCAGCTCTCCAATGTTGCCTTGGTTGGTGGCGTCCCGACAGCCAGCATCGGTGTAACGGACATTGCAATCGCCAAGGTTAAAAACGTTCGCCGCTCAATCGTGTCTCAATTGCTTTACGGAGATACCGTCAACTATTCGGATGACGATCCTGCCAATATCGACAATACTCGAAATGCTGACAAAACAGGAAGCGCCACAGAGCCTCAAGACTGTCTTCCGCCGTATATCACTGCCGCCACGCTCGGAATTTCTGGCGCGGTGCCCATGAATTCTCAATGCGTCGTTTATGCTAAAAAACTACCGGGACTCACCGGAGTTTACGATGACAGCGGAAAGGCGATAGATTGGATTGAGGACTGCGGACATGACGGCGTGAGGGCGTTCGCGGAACGTAACCCGTCACCATGAGTGGCACATCATCGCTAACTGCGTCCCCGCTTCACGCGGAAACCGAATCCCCCATGCACGCGTTCAGGTCGAGTGGCCGTGGCTCATTGCAATTCTGGCGGCTCTCCATTCGCGGTGCGAGCACGCAGCCAGCACTCTGCAAATATTCCTGCCTTCAGGCCGGCGGCGATGCGATGCAGGACGTGAAAAATTATTTCACCTTCTGCACCTCTCACACCTTCACTTTGGTTAACTGGGATGGCCTCGGAAACAATTACCAGCAGACCGATACAATCGATCCGGACACGTTCGAGCCGCTAACTGCGACCGTGGATGAGGACCCGGGCAATTTTAACGGCGGCCTGCCGCCGACGTGGAATAACCTGTTCGGCTACGATGTGTCTCCCGGTTTCGTGATCGGCTCGGCCGCGGATTGGGACCCGAGCGGGACGCGCGCCGGCATTCTGGCCGCATTAAACGGAGTCGATTGGACTGCGCTTTGGGCGGGAAGCACCAATGGAAACTTCCAGTACGACCGCTGGCAGGTTGGCTTCAATGCGCAAGGCACGCTGCCGGCGAACGGTGCTCAGTCCGGAGCTATCGTCGGCACGTTCCCATCCATGGGCGATGGTTCATTGATTTCATTTTCTGGCGGATTCGGCCCACACCTCATTCCGGCCACGAGCGGCGATTTTTATTTGTTGGATGATGGCAACACCAGCGTTTCGGATAACCTCGGCATCAGCCTCTCGCGTGTGCAAATCCAAATCCGCAATTACCCTGGCACGCCGATTCCCTATTTCATTTACGAAACCGCGCCATGCTTCAGCGGGGTCACGGTCCTGGGTGGCAATACGCAACGCGTTCCCAGTTCCTTGCAATTAGCCGGAGGCGTTAGCGTCTATCGAAAATTGACTGAAGGCACCTGGAACCATGACCGCCAGATAATCCAACTGCCTGACGCCGCCACGGACGGCCCGCAAACAATTTCCACCAGCTTTGGCGACCGCGTCCGCAGTGGCACGCGCGTGAGCATGGTTGTGGGCATGACGTTCGAGGATTGGATGGCCAGCATCCTGGGCCCGAGCTGGGCGGATTATTTGTTTTAAAATTGGCACGCTGCTCTTAATTTCTTGACACAGTAGGGTTTTATCCCATTACTTTAACGTTAAAGTCAGGATAACAATATATGATTTTACCCAAACGGCTTGGATGGATTCTGATGCTTTGGGTAAGTCTACTCGCGGCTCGCGGCTCGGATGTTTTGTTTGACCTATCGTCCCCCTTTTTCAATATCCAGCCGGCAACCAATCGCGTTGTGCGCCTTTCTCAATTGGGGCCGTTTGCGAATCAATTTTTCTATCGCACCTCAGATGTTTCGGGTCAGTTTTATGTGAGTAACGCCACCACGGCCTACGCTTACACGGCCACTATTTTAGCCCCTCCCAGTCCGGTTAACTTTTCCTTTTGGTGTTACGCCACCAACCTAGGAATAGTCAACGTCACGAATCTTTTTGCATTGCCTCCGAATGCAATTCAAACCATGCCGGCGGGACAGATCGGGATTAGCTTCGCATCAGCACTGGGATTGTTTCAACTGAATGGGGCCACGCTCTCAAACACTTTTTATCCGCTTTTCAGCAACCCATCTAATTACATCAACGCATCGACACTGGACGGAACAAGTAACTCGCTCCAATCTCAAATAATCAATGGAAGCATCACTGCTGCCACCGCCACCAATATAAACAACGCCGCAGTCGGGGTGATTGCCACCAACGGCGCACCGCTTACCTATAAATTTTCCGCCTCTGGGACGAATTCCATACTCGCCATCACGCAGTCGCTCACCAATGGATTGGCGGCGCAAAAGGCGAATACCAATGCGCCGACGATTTGGAATCCTTCAATTTATGCGGGCTCTCTTTTGACCAACCTAAACGGCAACGGGCAGGGGATGACGAATGTAGCTTTTTTTACCACTTCAAACGCTGGGCCGGTGATTGATTTTAACAATAATTGGTGGGAATACCGGATGGCGGGCTGGCCATTGGGGTCCGGTATTCAATATCAGGTTGGAAATAATGCGGAAATGCTGTTCGTCAGCAGCTCCAACATCGATTCGTTCCACATCCATCCCAATGGCGTTTTTGAGAGTTCTGGAAATGTCATAGTGGATTCCGAGTTGCAGGTGCTGGATCACTTCGTCAGTGACGATGGAGCCATTGCCTCAGATGCGTTTGGCAATTTGACCGCCAACAGCTTCACCGGTGATGGTCACTCCATCACTCACACATCTGCCAGCAACCTCGAAGCCCAGGCGCTTGGGCAGGTGACAAATGTTGTCAAGTTTTTCACCAACAACGCCGCCACCCGCGCCGAGGTCATATCGGCTACCAACACAATTTCAGCGGTCATTTCCCAGAAGGCCAACACGAACGGCGCTACACTTTTCAGCCCGTCCATCTTGGGCGGAAGCTTGATTGGCGATTTTAATGCCAATGGTCAGGGTTTGACGAACGCAAACGGTTTCACCACTACCAACAAAGGCCCGCTCTTTCGTTTCAACTCCGGAGAATGGGAATTGCGGATGGCGACCTGGCCAACCTCCTCCGGTTTTTTCATTGGCGCCACCAACATCGGCATCGATAGCAGCACCGCGGTTTCTTCATTAACTGTTTTGCCCTCCGGCGAGGTGGATATTCTCGGCCCGTCGCTGCAGGTGAGCGGAGGGCTGGAAGTGCTCGACCATTTCACGAGCGATGGCGGTGCGATATCCTCCGATTCCTCCGGCAACCTGACGGCCGCGAGTTTCATTGGCGACGGCCACAGTCTCACGCACAGCTCCGCGAGCAACTTGGAAGCACAGGCATTGGGGCAGGTGACCAACGTGGTGAACGGCCTGTCCAGCGGCGGCGCGACCAGCAGCCTCACCAACGCCATCGGCACGAATAATCCCAACGGCGCGCTGGTTAATCGCACGCTCTTTTACCCGACGAATTTCGACATCAAAGGCGGAAGCAATTTCTTGTTTGGAATGATCGGCACTGCGTCCAACTTAAACGCTACCGCCAATCTCAGCACCAGCAATTTTCTCCAGCTTGAAAAAGTTAATTCCACCAATGGCTTCGCCACTGGCCTAAATTCCACCAACACCGCGATTCTGGGAAACGTGAGTTTCGGGACTACCGGTCAAGCCACGAACATCATTTCCGGAACGAACTACGTTTACTTTGTGGGTGCTGGCAGCGGTATTGTGTCGAATGGAGCATTTGTTTGGGATTCTGCAAAGTCAGTGCTCACCAACTGGCTCAACGGTGCCATCATCACCAACAACGGCACCGCTTCGCTGGTGCAAACCAATGGCGTCACCCTTTATTCACTGGCGGGCACTTCTCCGATTGGTCAATACACGGCCGTGAACGGCGCGCTTCCGGCGCCCTCGGCCTATTACACAGCTGCTCTGAATGACCACATGGTGATGCTCGGCTATTGGTCGGTGTCCAATCAACTCACACTCTCCAACAGCATCGTCACCAACATCACAATCTCGACCACAAATAATTTTATCGCGAACCAGAGCGGTTTGGGCACCAACACATGGCTCACGAATGCAACGCTTTCCTCCAGCGCTCCGGACGTCAATTCCGTAAACAACGGCGGGAAATGGAACTTTGCCGCCCTGTCCGCCGGTCAGGCCAACACCAACACCGGCTCGGGATATGGCGCTGGTGTTCTGAGCGGAACCACCAACAAAATAAATGCGGCCGGCGCGGCCTTGATTGCGGGCGGAACCTTCAACACCATCAACGGCGGAGGGGGCAATGCGGAGACTATCGTTGGCGGCGCTTATAACACGCTGAACGGCAGCGCCGGCATCAGTTCAGTGGGCGGAAATCTAATCGGCGGAGGATTGAGCAATGCGGTGCATGTCGTCGCCACCGCGAGTTCAATCCTGGGCGGGATGCTCAATGTGGAAGAGGGCGGTAGCTATGCCGTCATCCTTGGCGGTCGCGCCAATACGAACCTGCAGGATGGCGCGGTCATTCTGGGCGGCCAAACCAATCGCAACAACGGCCATTGGTCCGTGGCCGCTGGCCGCAACGTCATCATCAATCACGACAACGTTTTTGCCTGGTCGGATGGTGTTGCCGACACCAGCGTCACCAACAGCCAGTTCCGCATCACCGCCACCAACGGTCTGTATCTGAACGGCCCGCTCTGGCTGGGCTTCGCCAATACCAACTCCGGGATTTTCTTCCGCAGCAATCAATTCTCGCTCTGGGCCGTGACCAATAGTTGGGGCACCAACGATTTCTGGGCGGGCAGTTCCAACGGCGTCCCAGTCTGGATATGGAACAGCAATGGCACGCCCGTGATGAAAAATATTTTCCCATGAAAAAACACCCGTTGATTGCCTTCGCATTCCTTGCCTGTTTCCCGATATTTGCGGCGGGTCCAGTGAGTGTTACGAATCCCCCGCCCTATGTGTCCACCATTGGCGGAATTCAAACTATCGGCGGTTCCGTTGGGCAAATACCAATGATTGGGTCGGACAGTGTTTTGCATTGGTCTAATGCCCCGTCTGGTTCTGTTGGCACGCAAACTCCATGGGTGACTTCCATTGATGGCGCTGGAAACTCTCTCGCTCATGCTGGCACGATTCAGGCCGGGCAAGGCGGTTTCGCGGGAATAATTGTCACCAACGGAATTACAAATCTTAGCATCACCGCCAACTCGATGGTGAAGCTAGATTCAAATCAGAATATGACGGCAGCAACGGCTGGCTCGGATTTCGTCTCACCGGCAACTACCATCACCATTGCCGGCACTGCCAACCAAATCACTAGCTCCGCCGGCGCGCAGGATTTGAGCGCGAATCGCACTGTTACGCTTTCCTTGCCATCCCAATTAACGTTGCCCGGAAGTCTCACGATTCCGGCGGCCAGCTTGAATCCTGGCGCCGCGTCATTCGCGCTCGGAGTCACCAGCTCGGGGCAGGTCACAACCAATTCAGTGCCTGGCGGGGGCGGCAGTTCACCAACGACGGCAGCGCAAAATTTTATCGCCTCCAATAACGTCGTCGACGGCCAGAAGGATGTTACCAACATTTTCTCGGTGGCCGGTTCCTCGTTCGTAGACGGTGTCACCTTTCGCAAACGTTTTGGGACCAATACCTCGCTGATGTGCCGCCCGCTTGGTGGCGGCGTGGCCAATCGCCTCAATTACACCGCGGATGATTTTGGCATCACCTTGACCAACGGAATGACGCTGCAACTTCCCACTGCCATTAGCAATGTGACGGTGGTCGCGCTCGTCAGAAACAAGCACTATTGGGAAGCGGCCAGTGGCGCGCAGATTTGGTCGTTAGGAAATACCAACACTCATTCCGGAATTGTGGGGGCAAATACCGCCGCCGGATTTAATTCTTATTGGACCATTCAAGAAACGTTTCGCTCGCAACAATGGGCGGGCGCGAACAACGGCAGCTTGTCCAATCGTTTTTCGCCGCTTTGGGGTTCGAGATATGATTCCAGCGCACCGGGAGATTGGGCGGGCGATCCGCTGTTCGTCGCCTGGCAGCGCGACCAGGCCGGAAATTGGCGAATGTATGTGGACACAGTGCAGGGAGAAATCGGCGTCACCAGTCCGACACTGGTTTGGCAGAGCCCCACCAACGCGACCGACGCGCTGACTAATTTCGGCATCGGCTTCGACGTGGCCACCAACTCCAATCCCCAAATGGCGACGCTGACGAATCTGGACATTTCGTCCATCTTCATTTTCAGCGACACGAATTATTCCTCCGTGATCGCTGGCTATCAGGCGGCGGTGCTTGCCTCCCCTTACGACAAGGCCGAATTTATGTTTGGCGACAGCCGGCTGGACCTGACGGGAACATTGGTTCACAAACCGAGCCAATACTATTCTCGCGGGAAAAATAATGTTTTCCTGGCAGACCAATCACAAAGCGGGCTTCAGGCTTTTACATTTAATGCGGCATTTCTAAGCAGCGGCGCGTTGCCGGAAATTACGAATTTGCCGCGCGCGAAGATTTCAGACGTCACCGTTACCTACGCTTTAGGGATCAACGATATTTACGTGTCGGGCGCGACGCCAACGCAGTTGTTTGGATATTGGACGAACGCGATTGACCAGTTTGCCGCTGGCGGAGCCAATGTCCGGTTTTGCGATATTTATCAGGTGGCGACGAATGCTTCAGCGGTCGCCTATTCGCTCGCGAACGAAACCAACGCGTGGACGGCCAGCATGATGATTCGCACAAATGAGAATGTACCCATCTCAGTCTACGTGCCGATCCGCGGAGCGTTGACGCAGGCGCTCATCAATACGAACGGTCCATTTTCGGTGGACGGTCTTCACATGGCCGGGCGAACGAACGCGCTGTTGCAGCAATTCGTTGCCGATTTAATTGCGCATCCGGTAGACCGCGTGCTCACCAACGGACCCATCGGACCATGAATTTTATCGCGGCCATTTTAATCCTGATGAGCGCCGGATGCATGGCCCCGCCAAAATCTGCCTCGCGCCAGTCGCAACCAGACGTTGTGGTTCAACCTCCCGCATTCGACCCGCCGGACGGCGTGATGATTAGCGTTCCTGCCGCGCTTCAGGGAGTGCCCTCGGATTTTTTCACCGCGCCCAATCCCAATGGCCCCTGGACCTATCGCACGGATGATTTGCGAATTTGGACTAACACGGACGGAACCACGTGGGGCTATTTCACCAACACGCCGCCGGGCGCGATGCAGGAGTTTTATTTGATCGTGCCGCTCGGATTTCCGCTGCCGGAAAACATCGTCACGAATAGCTGATTTATGGAACAAAGCAAACTTCCACACTCCATTGCCGGCGCATTGATTAGCTGGTTCCTGACCATTCTCATCTGGTGCGGGACGCACATCGGCCTCTTGTGCGGAATACTCGCGGGCATCGCCTCGATTTATTCCATCCGCGCCAGCCGCGAGACGATTGACTTCCGCCGTAAACAAAAGCGGGCATTGACTCAATTGAACGAGCCGGAAACCGATTTATGAAAACCACTATTCAACGTTGGCTTTATGGTCTTGGCTCCGCGGTCGTCGGCGGCGGCGCGAGCGCGGTCGTCAGCGGATTTACTGCCATGGGATTCGCCCCTGACAAATTCAACTTCACCACGGGCGCGGGCGTCGCGCATTTCTTTGCGCTTGCGCTCATCAATTTCGCCGTGAGCGCATTTCTCTCGGCGATGTTTTACCTGAAGCAATCACCGCTTCCACCAGACGACAACCAAAACAACTAATATGAACGAAGCCATAGCATTTTACGCAAAGAAATTCTTTCCCCATCTCACGCCGCAGGCTGGACGTGAATGCATTATCGCAATTCTGATAAACCAAAACTAAAATGAAAAAACTCATCACACTCATCGGCGTGGCGGCCCTGCTGGCCACGGTTTCATACGCGCAGAGCACAACCGACAACAGCCAGCTCAAAAAGGCGGTCATCGCGTTCGCGCAGAACGTGTCCACCAATCGCGAAATCACGGCCACGGTTTACCCGAGCTACGCGCCTTCGATTGTGGTGAACGGCAAGAAAGACAACTTCGGATTCGGCGCGGCGGTCCTCACACCTGTCTCGCTCGTTCCCGCGTTGGCAGACAATACCATCGCGCAACACTCATTCGTTGGCTTGAGGTTCGATTACCTCGCGCACCAGGCATTCGCCTCGACGGTGGGCGTCGGCATGAAAGGCGATTGGCAACTGTGGAAGTTGAATAACACCGCCTTTGGTGAAACCGGCGCGAACATTCCGTTCAGCGGATTCGGAATTCACAACGGCGAGATCGGCGCGATGGTCGGTTCTGGCAACTATACGATGATTCATTCCTGGGGCAAATCAAAGCTTGGATTTCAAGTGAGCATTGAGAAGTGGACGCAGTTCCCCGGAGTGGTTTGGCACTTCGGCCCGGTATTTACTTTGGATTTCTGAGCTTATGCGCCTCACACTCATCATTCTGGGGGCCGTTTGCTTATTGGCGAGCGGGTGCCAAGTCGTGACATATAACAGCGTTTTCCCGCATCTAACTTGGTACTGGTCGAACGAAGGGAAGATGCAGAGGCGGGAAGCCGCCGAATACAAGGCAAACGTGCGGGCATATCAGGAATCGCTCAAAACAAACTCGCCCGCCAAATGATTCCCGGCTGGCTCAAATCATTCGTCGCATGGCTCGTGGGCCTGTTAGCCCACGAAGCCGTTGAACAGGTCAAAGAAGAAATCCAGAAACCCAGCACCATTGAAGATGAAAAACCGCCTCAACCTTTTGCTGACGCTTTGCAGCGCGATCTCGCTTCAAAGCTGCGCGACAAAAACGGTGGTCGTTAATCGCGACAACGGCATCGTGCGATTGGGCAACGACGTCACCGGGCACGTCTACACCTGGAATACTGAGACGAAGCAATGGGAATTGAGTCCAAATAAAGTGGCGCTGCCGGAAGGTTGGTTTGCCGCAGAATTTCACGGGCCGTGAGTTTTGGCTTTGTATTTTTCCCATCGCTTCATCACCGCCGCACGTGCTTGTTCGGATGTTCTCCGTTTAGCATCGCCAGTTCCAGCCGCGCCGCCTTTCGAGCCAGACTGGCAGGAGAAGTGGGATTTTGAAACCGTTTTACCGCAGCATGGACATTTCATAGCGATACCTTCACCGTTCCAAATGGTTTAAATTCTTTCGCGAAACGCTCAACGTCATGTCCGAAATATGTCACAACGCTACCTTTGGTCACACCCTTTTTTAATGTGCCGTCGCGCAAACAGTAATTAGTGCGACCGTGAAGAAAGCATTGCGGATGCGTGAGCAGTGGCTGAAACCATTGTTCTGAAGTTGAGGCGAAGGTTATGCAAACCGCCCCCAGCACTCTGCCACTCTGCCACTCTGCCATGAGCTTCTGTATCCATGGCTTGTTTGTTTGGCGTCCAAAAGGATGATTCATCCATACAAAGCCATGCCACTTCTTTTTTAATCCGTCATCGGAAGCCGTGAAAAATTTTGATGCTCGGATTCGTTGATTAGCAATATGACTGCTCGCAGGATCGAGGTCGATGCCACCCATAACGCGGCGGGCGGCTTCGACGATTTCAATGGGCGTGTAGTATTCGTCCGAGCCGCTATCGCAGTTGATATGTTGATGGTTTTTCATATTGAATCAAGTATTTGCAATCGCTCAGCACGCGCCACATCGGCAAGAATCATATCGCCAGCTTCAATCGCAGAAAGTTCAACCTTGAGAAGAAGCTCTATTCTTTTTGTTTTCATGGTTTTAATATACACTACGCCTTGCGTATAACGCAATAAAAATATTCAACTATCTTTCATTGATAGTCAACACCTTGCGTATATCGAAGGTTGTTTTGCCGCAAGGTTTCATGGGCGGTAAATTTATTTCCGCCACCGTTTCATCACCGCTTCCCGCCTCGCCTCTGAAATTTCCTTCGTGGATTTTTTAGGAGCGCATTTTTCGCAGCGATATTTTTCCGAAGGCGATCCACAAGCTGCGCACAATTTTTTCGCCCGCCGTTCAGTGCGGATTTTGGCAATCGATTTTGCTTGTCGCGTGCTCATTTACAAAATTGTGGCAGGGCATTCACCGGCCTGCCAGCGGCTCAACCCGCTCGCCGTTGGAATCGGGCGGCGAGCAATTGCCAGTGCGGCAGAAGGCCGCCACCGGCAAGGGGTTAAATTATTTTCCAACGAATACTCCGCTCCTCTTTGCAGCCTTTCCACGGTCGCGAAATCTTCCGGAGCGCCTTTCCAGGTTGCGCCGTCATGTAAAAATTGGCCGTGCAAATTCGATGCGGGCCAGCATCGAAACGCCAAAAGAATCGGTCTCCCAGAAAACCCGGCGCACGAGGGATTTTTTCACCCAAACATTGCGTTCGATTTCAATCCCTTCGGAATCTTCCGATTCATAATGGTCACATTCAACCGTCTTCAATTGATGCGCCGTGGTCAATTCCGTGCCAAGCTGCTGGCCATTCCACATGTCCGTTTCCGTTATTTCATAGCTATTGACGTTTTGCATATTTGCTCTTTCTTTTTCCCGGATTCCACTCCGGCTCTCAGGCTCTTCGCCTTCGATGGTTAAAGTCTCGCATTTCAGACCAAAGATGTCAACACCGTTTTGTATTTTTAGTATACCAATTTGTTATGCTCGACCATGCTTTTCGGTTATGCTCGCAACCACCCTCCAAAACTCCTCCGCCTCCTTCTGTGTCTTAACCGCCTTGTAACGGCTCTCGCAAATCGATTCCGAATGCCCGAGCATCTTGGCGACGTGTTTGACCGTTTCCCCTTCGCCAGCCAGCCAATACGATGCCGCGGTGTGGCGGGTGATGTCTTTCGGCCAGACCTTGAATCCCAGTGCACCCCGGAGCCCTGGCGACTTCATCGGAGCCGCCATTCTGTTCACGCTCCAAGGCAATTAAAGCCTTGGCGAGAATGGAAATCCTAGCTCCGAATTGAATTTTCGTTCCAGTCATTTTTTCAAATGTTTGCAAGGGGATAATTGCAGTTTGTTTAACAAAATGTAAAGCGGGAAAACTACTTATTTAAGTCCCAGCTTGACTCCGTATGTCATTGTGTTAAACATTTCGCTCAACGATATGCCTACCGTGACGACAGACAAAAAGCCAAAGCGCAACATTATTGGATTCGAGCCTTGCGGGCCAATTGCAGAAATGGTCCAGCACGAACTTCGTTCAGGAATCAACAAAACGGATTTGATGGAGAACTGCATCGCAAAAGCCTTGGGGGCGAAATACCCGAAGCTCGCCGAACGTTTCCGTATTTTGCGGGAGGAGGCGGCGTGATTCACGGACTGAAAAATAGCGTTCACGATTTTATGCCCCGCACCAAACAATTTCCGCCTCAGAAAGAGCGTGCTAGCCGCTCAACCGAGGTCCGCCGTGATCGTGGCGCGAATAGTAAACGATTGCCCTGCGCTGAGGCTCCGCTTGCCGGATTCAGCGCGCCGATTGCCGCGCACACGCCCGAAGCTCACGAGACATCGAATCCGACTCGTGACGGTGAAGGTGTGCCGAAGGTTGTGCGCGGCGGTCAATTGCCGGGATGTCTGCCATCCGGCGCAACGCTCGACACGTTGTTAACTCCAGATGAATTCTGTATCTGGCAACGTTGCTGTCGAAAATGGTTCAGCACACGCCGACACGGCTTGCCGGGCGTGATCGCGCACAGCCGGGATATGGTCCGGATACATCCGCGAACGTATTTGGAAAAGGCAATGAAAGGAATCCGATGAACTTCATAATCACTCATCCCATTATCGCGATTATCGCAGTCTTTTTGATTCTGCTTTTGCTCGTGCTTTTCGTTGGCGGTTTGCTGCGCAGCGCGGGGATGCACGATGAGCCACTGTCGATTATCGAACCGCAGGATTTGATTGACGACGAGCATCCGTGTGCGTGGTGCCAACACGAGCAGGCTATCAAGGCGCAACCGAACGAATCGCACGGCATCTGCAAACGTCACGCCGCAACGTTGATTGAGGATGCGCGGCGGATAAATCGAGCGGCTTAATTTCAATACAACAAAGGAACCATGATAACTAAACTCACAAAATCACAGCAGGAATCCGTAGGAATAACGTTAAACGAATGGCTTGGAATTGGCAGGTCGACCAAAGCGATTGATCGCGCAGCAGCGACAAGGGTCATTGGCGACATGTATGAATGTATCGGCAGAAAACGCCCATCCGTTTTGTTTTTCTCATCGCCATTAATGTGTTTGTTCGCGTGGTTCGTTCTTAAAAACGTTTCAGGCGAATCCAAAAAGGAGCAACTCTGGTCGCAACTCGACTCGCAACTCGACTCGCAACTCGGGTCGCAACTCGACTCGCAACTCGGGTCGCAACTCCGCTCGCAACTCCGCTCGCAACTCGGGTCGCAACTCCGCTCGCAACTCTGGTCGCAACTCGGGTCGCAACTCGGGTCGCAACTCGACTCGCAACTCGACTCGCAACTCTGGTCGCAACTCCGCTCGCAACTCGGGTCGCAACTCGACTCGCAACTCGGGTCGCAACTCTGGTCGCAACTCTGGTCGCAACTCGGGTCGCAACTCTGGTCGCAACTCGGGTCGCAACTCGACTCGCAACTCGACTCGCAACTCTGGTCGCAACTCGACTCGCAACTCGACTCGCAACTCGGAAATTATTTCGCGGCGGCACACTGGTGTGGGTGGGAAGTATCTTACAAATTCTGTGAAAGCATTGGCGTCCAATATTCGAAAGAGGAATCGGCAACTCTGGACCTGTGGATTTCGCAAAGCCGCGAATGTCATTGGTGGTGGCCATACGACGGAATTGTGGTCGCTTCGGATCGACCAACGCATCTGCACGTCAATGCGCAGGGTCAATTGCACAAAGATGGCTCCGCCTGCCTTGCATATTCAGACGGCTTTGAAATACACGCATTGAATGGCGTGCGCATGAAAAAGTGTTACGTCACTACGCCGGCGGAGGAGCTTGACCCAAAAATTGTTCTCGCTGAAACCAATGTTGAAGTTCGCCGAGAACTAATTCGCAAGATGGGCATGGAAAGGTTTCTTTCGGCGTGTTCTCACAAAATTCTCGAAACGCGCGGCACCTACCAACTCATCAGCGTGCCGCTATCCGACGAAATCAAGGATTCACGCTGGCTCAAGATGACCAATCCCAGCATTGGATGCTTCCATGTGGAAGCTGTCGCGCCGGAATGTTCAACCGTTCAGCAGGCAATTAACTGGCGCGCAGGAAACATCAAAGTCGATTGGAAACCAGAAGTTTTAACCTAAACGAAATCAATATTCATCATTATGAAAAACCAAATCGTTACTACGTTCGCCCAGCAGGGCGACGTCACCCTTCGAAAGCTTGATGCCATTCCGGAGGGGAAATCAAAAGTAGTCTCTCGCAAGCGCTGCGTGTTGGCTGAAGGCGAGGTCACGGGGCACTGCCATGCGGTCGAACAGTCGGATGCTGAGCTAATCCAGATTGGTGAACGCATGCTGCTCAAGCTGGAACGCGAGGCGACCGTTACTCACCAGGAACACAATCCAATCACGCTTTCTCCTGGCATCTGGGAAATCGGACGCGTTCAGGAATACGATTATTTCTCGAAGATGGCACGCCCGGTTCAGGACTAACGCCAAATCAACGTCCACGACTCGCAAATTTATTATGGAAATCGAACTGTATTCAAAAATTCAAAACGCGTCGGACATGGAGAGGGTGGCGAACATGCTCGGCAAGTGCGGCATATTCGGAAACGACAAGCAGGAATTTGGCATGGCGGTTTTGCTGACATGCGCCTCGGAACGAATCACGCCCATTCAATTTGCCCGCACTTACGATCTCATTTCGGGCAAGATAAAAAAGAAGGCGATGGCGGCATTCGCCGAGTTCCGCAAGCGCGGCGCGAAAGTGCGCTGGGTAAAGAGCGGCGATGACGGCGTGGAGGCGATGGCGGAAATTGAATTCGAAGGCGTCAAGTCCGAGCATCGTTTTACGATTGAACAGGCGCGACGCCAGGGGTTGGTAAAGCCGAATGGCAACTGGGAAAAAACGCCGGGCAATATGCTGCGCTCACGTCTGCTTTCCAACGCCATCGGGATGTTGTGTCCGGAGATTTATGCCGGCGAAGACGATTCCGATAGCGATGCGCCGGAAGCCAAGCCGCTTCTGCAACAGACCGCGCCAGTCATCAGCACGGAACCGACAGCGACCGCAAAGGCCGAGGTGCAAAAGCCGAAGCCGGATGCACCGATTGATATTCCCGCGACAGTGGCTCAATCCGAAGCACAACCCGAGACACGTCGATACACGGTCGCAGACATTGCGATTTCTCCGGAGACGGGGCGGTTAACGGTGGACGCGATGGCAGCATTGGAATCGGTGATTGGCGCGGCGAACATGCCGAAGCTGATTGCGTGGTTGCAAAATCGAAAGTGGATTACCGAAGGGCTCTCGACGCTCTCCATGGACCGCGCCAAGCGGTTGTTTGAAAAACCGGCGGACGTGCTTAAGACGATTGGAGCGGTGCAATGAGCAAGAACATCGTTGCATTCTGGGTGTGGAATCGTCGCAAGTCGCCAATGACGATGGCTCCAAAGCGAGTCGCTTCTGGCAAGGCTCCCTTTTCGCAGCGCGTTCTCAAATCCCTACGCGGTGTTCCATTCTACAGGAAATGGGAAAAGCATGTCAAAAATGTCAAACACGAACAGCAGTCTCGCATGGCCTACGCTGAAAAATTTGGAAGGCTTCCATGACTCATCGCCCATCATCCCTACCAATGCTCGCGCAGTGCCCGTGCTTTGAATCGTCGGGCAGCGAGTTCGCGGAGCTTGGCACCGATCGCCATGACGCGTTGAAGGCGCATTACGCGGGCGATGATTCGTTGCTCGACCTGCTGGACGACGACAGCCATGAGGGCATTCGCTGGGCGGCGGATTACATTCGCGCGCATTCAACGGACGGGTATCCGCTGGAATGGGAAGTGAAACGGGCGTGGTGCCGTCCTGATTTCTCGGATGCGACTGGGACGCCTGATGTGGTGAACGGTTTGACCATCTTCGACTTCAAATGGCGGTATCGCGATTACTCGGCGCAGATGGCTGATTACGCACTGAGCCTGATTGGCAATAGCTCAGACAAGGTAACGGTCCATCTGTTATTTGGTGCCAATCGTCGCGCCGAGAAGTTGCAATTCGATTACGAGGCGTGCGAGCGCATCCTGTTGCCCATCCTCAAGGGTTTGGAAAATCCGACACCTAAGGCCTGTGATTATTGCGGCTGGTGCTCAAAACAATTCACTTGTCCGGCCAAGACTGGACCAGCGCGGACTGTCGCCGAGGGCTATGCCGAGCCGGACATGCTGCAACTGATAAAAGATTGGCATCCATCGGAGATGATGAACGATGCGCAGCAAATCGCGTTCGCACTCACCATCTGGCGCAAGCTGCTGAAGAAATGGGGAGAGTCAGTCGAGTTTCACGCCATGGAGGCCGTGACGAAACTCGGATTGCAATTGCCCGGCTACGAACTCAAGGAGCGCCAGGGCCGCGAGTTTGTAACCAACGCACAGCGGGCGTTTGAGTTATCGGGATTGCCCGCCGAAAAGTTTCTGGCCGTCTGCTCGGTGCGTCTCAACAGCAGCAAGACCTACGCGGACCAGATTGGTTTGGAAAAACTGTTTGCCGAGGCGCTGGGAATCAAGACGGCACCGGCCAAACGCGAGATGAAGAAGAAACTCGCGGAGGTTATTCAACGCGGCAAGTCCACACTGGCGCTGGTGAATGCCAAGGGTGGTGATGAGGAGGAGAGGGAATGAACAAGCTTGAGGATTGGGATTTGATGCCGTTCGGGAAGCACAAAAACCGCCCCATGCAGGATGTTCCGTCGAGTTATCTGCACTGGCTCTGGATGCAGGGCAAAAAGGACGACAAAGACTGCCCCGTTGCCGACTACATCCGCAGAAATTTATCCGCACTGAAACAAGAATTGCCGGATGCGATTTGGAGTTAATTATGAAAATTGTTGCCTTTTTACAAAACATGTGGGTTCGCGATCCTGACCGCCTCAAGCGTGCTATTGAACGCGACGGCGAGGAATTGAGAATTCGGATGATGGAATACGCCTTGTTTGCCGGGTGTGTCACAGGTCGTCGCCTCAAGTCAGCGTTTGGAGAACTTGTTGAAGATATTGTTTGGGAAGAAACCACACGGGAAATTGCGGACAATCCGAAAACGATTTTCCCGGCTCAACCCGAACATATCAAAGCTGTTTTGGAAAAGTATCAGCCAGACGTTGTTTTGACGTTTGGTAAAATTGCCGCCGATGCCGTTAAACCCCTATGGAGCGGCAGAATTATTTGTGCTCCCCATCCCGCCGCGCGGCAAAGCGATGTTCCTACAAGACTTTTGGCAGCCGCATCGGAACTGAAGTCAATGCTGACGCCATTTAGAGTTTAATGCCCCGCATCCAAGAATCACACCCTGAACCTGACGAAAGATATATGCCAAAATTCGACTCAAAAGCTGAATCACAATCATACGAAATGTTGGACGGCGATTTCCGTTTTGAAATCGTGGCCGTCGACAGTGCCATTTCGCAAGGAGCCAAGACGCGTGGCTCGGATGTGCGAGAAGTGAAACTCAAGTTTTTCAAGGACGCCGAGTTCGCCCAGCCTGTCTCGCAGTGGACCGAGGATTTCATTTATCACGATTCGACGGAGTGGAAATGTTCCGTGTTCGCCAAGTGCGTCGGCAAGCAGCTCGTGGACGGCGCGGAGTTCGATATTGACGCGTCGTGGATTG